GAACACAAGAATTAGATCATCAAAGTGGATTTGTTCCTATCCTTTGGGATTCTTGGGAAACTAATTGGACTGGAATTTTAGATACAATTGAATCTGATAATAGGTCATCTACAGATAAATCTGCAGAACCAACCAGAAGAGGTGATAATGAAAGTGGTCCAGGTCAATTTATTCGTAGAAATGCAGTTACTGTTACTCAAGAAGAATTCCAAGAAACTTTCGATCTAGGAACAGAATCTAGAGGTGGAACTAGAACTATTGTACATGAAGAGTATGAAAAGACTGCTGTTGGTGATAGAATTGTAAGCAGAGATTTGGTTTCTTTCATGAGACCAAGAAATATTGAGTTTTATGGTAAAAACATGAAACCCAATACACAGTTGTATCCATACTTTGATGGAATTTCTGTTTCTAGATATTGTGTTTCAAAGTTGATTGAGATCACAATGAACACTGGAACATTCCAACCAGGCGAAAATGTTCGCACTGTTCCTCTTAAGAAAGGAGTTACTGTTCCCGAATTCCGTGCAAGACTAGCAAATATTAACCATAAAGAAGGAGCATATAACGATCCAACTAAGACATACATCAGCAACCCATATGATGGAAACTTGATACCTGGTGATTATGATGCCGTTTCTACATTTTTGAATATTGATACGTATTCTTTATCTAATGAAGTTCAACCACAATACTATGGATATGTTGAAGTTGGATCAGTTCTAGTTGGTGAAACAAGTGGGGCAACAGCAACTGTTAGCAATTTAAGAATAGTTAGTGATGAAGTTTCTGATGTACTGGGTAGTTTCTACATTCCTGATACAGTTACTTCATATCATCCTAGATTTGAAGCAGGTGATAGAGTATTTTCTCTCTCTAGTGATGCTACTAACGATTCTGAAAATGTTACGACCATTGCAGAGGAACGTTACTTATCTTCTGGTATAATTTCAACTGATGATTCTATCAGAAGCACACGTATTAGTGATAAGAAAGAATTTGGAGAAAGAACTGTTAACAGCAGTCCTGGAACTCAGGTTGTTGGAACTCATGTTCTTAACAGAACTTCTCAAGATAATATTATTGGGTGGTATGAACCACTTGCACAATCGTTCCTTGTCGATGATAGCACTGGAATATTCTTAACTAGATGTGATATCTACTTTAGATCCCGCGACAACCTGAATGTGCCCGTTACACTCTCTATTAGACCAATGGAGAGTGGGAAACCCTCTGCTAGGATTTTACCCCTATCAGAGGTTGTTCTAGACCCCACAGAGGTTGTAACTTCTATCGATGGTTCTGAAGCAACTTCTTTCATATTCCGTGCTCCAATCTATCTGAAGGGAGAAACTGAATATGCGGTTTGCATTTCCAGTAATTCTACATCATATTCAGTATATGTTTCTAGAATTGGACAAGAAGATATCCTTGATGGTTCTCTTGTTTCTAATCAACCATATCTTGGAAATCTGTATAAGTCAACTAATGCTTCTACCTGGGAAGCAAGTCAGTGGGAGGACTTAAAGTTTAATCTTTATAGAGCAGAATTTGATGATGCAGGAACTGTTGAAGTTTATAACCCACAACTTTCTGTTGGTAACCAACAGGTTCCTAAGTTGTTGCCCAATTCACTTGAGATGAATTCAAGAGTTTTGAGAATTGGTTTCAATACTGCTATCAGTGATGCTGGTTTTGCTTTAGGAAATGAATTCTTCCAGAGCGAAACACTAGCAAGTGGAACTATTGTTGCTGTTGGTGCATCTGCTCAAGGTACTTTGACCCTTACCAGTGTTGGTGCAGGATTTACTCCAAGTTCTGGACAACTTACTTTTGATAACGTTAATCTTGTTACGATTAGTGGACGTGGAAATGGAGCAAAAGCAAATGTTACTATTAACAATGGAGTAGCAATTGGTGCTACTGTTGTAGATGGACAAGGTGGTATTGGATATGCAGTTGGAGATGTTCTTGGAATTACTACAATTGGAAATGCTGAAGTTGGAAGAAATCTTAAATTAACAGTTGCTGGTATTGGTTCTACCTCTTCTATAATTCTTGATAGTGTTCAAGGAGAGTTTGTTGTTGGTAGTGCTAAGACAATGACTTATATTAATAGTGCTGGACTTACTACTACCTTCAACTTTAGTAAGGGTGGAGATGTTCAGATAAGTTCTGTTAAAGTATTGAATGATGGGGAACACATTAAAGTTAATCATCAAAACCATGGAATGTATTTTGATGATAACAGAGTTGAAATAACTGGGGCAGAATCTGATCTTCCTGCAACTAAATTGCTTACAGCATATGAAGTAGGATCTACTGCTTCTATTTCAGTTAATGATAATGCAAACTTTGCTAACTTTGAGGGTCAACCAGTTGGAACAACTAATGCAGGTTATTTGAAGATTGGAAATGAAGTCATTGAATATACAGAAACTTCCGGAAGTAATCTGATTGGAGGAACAATTACAAGAGGTTCAAATAAAGCAACTTATCCTGCTGGAACTCTTGTTTACAAATATGAGTTGAACGGAATCAACCTATCTAGAATCAATAAGATTCATGATATGAATGATGTAACTGTTAGCAATCCAATTACATATGATTCTTATCATATCAAATTAGACACTAGTGAAGTATTCAGTCAAGGTGTTGGTGTTAATAATGATGTAAGAAGTGATGATACAACATTCTCAAGATTGTTTGCAAAAACCACAAAATCTGCTGGGGGATACAATATTAGATCTACCCAGAACGTTCCTTTTGAAGTCATTACTCCAATGGTTCAGATTCAGAATACACAAGGAACAACTGTTAATGCTCAAGTTAGAACAACAACTACAAAAGGATTGAGTGGAAATGAGATTCCGTTTGTAAATGTTGGATTTGAAGATGTTCAACTGAATAAACCAAATTATCTAAGCACTCCTAGAGCAGTATTCTCTAAGGTTAATGAAAACCTTAAGTTGATTAATACTCCAGGAAGCAAATCTCTCTCTATGAGAATGTCGTTAAATACAGTAGATTCTAGAGTAAGTCCAATTATTGATACTCAAAGAATTAACTGCATCCTAACATCTAATAGAGTTGATCAACAGATTACAAATTATGCAACAGATTCTAGGGTAAATGGTATTGATACTGATCCTACAGCGTTCCAGTATATGTCTAGAGAAATTTCTTTAGAAAATCCTGCAACATCTATCAAGATTATTTTGAATGCATATCTCAATACCTTTAATGATATTAGAGCATTCTACTCTGTTGAAGAAGAACCAAGTTCTTCTCCTGTTTTCATTCCATTCCCTGGACATGATAATCTGAATGCTAGAGGAGAGGTTATTTCTGCTGAATCTAATAATGGTAAACCTGATGCACAAATTCAGAAAACTAACTTCCTTTCGGTTGAAAGTAAAAATCTTGAATACAAGGAATATACTTTCACAATGGATAAATTATCGCCATTCAAATTCTATAGAATTAAATTGGTGCTGACTTCTACAAGTCAGGTATATTGCCCAAGAGTCAAAGATCTTAGAGTTATTGCCTTAGCATAAAATGGAGTTTCATGGAGTTACGGATCACTCAAATCTTTTGAGGGATCCGAATAGTAATTCAATATTAAACGTTGATGAATTTGGATATCAGCAATACGTTTCCAAGCGTAAAGCGAAAGAGGAAAAGAATCAAAAGGTACAGACATTGGAGCAAGAAGTTGCTAGCATGAAAAGTGATATAAGTGAAATTAAAAATTTACTAAGGGAGTTGTTAAATGGATCCTGATACAATTGAACTCAAAAATTTATCAAAGATGTTTGCATATGCAAAATGCGCGTCTGAAATTGATGAGTGTTTTGATCGAGATGAATTAAGAAATATTGCAAAAGCGTTCTGTAAACTTTATTATAAACAACAAGAAACCCTTCAAATGATAGGAATTCCTGATGGCAAGTAAAAACGTTACATTCGATTTAGATGCTGGAGTAGCAAAAGAAGTAAGTCTTAGTATGCATACTGGGGCAGATTTTGCTACAACTTTCAATATAAATGGAACTAACAATTCTGCTTTTAACTTAACAGGATATAGCGGATCTGCTCAAATGCAGAAAAGTTCTGGAATTGGAGCAACAACTGTTCCAACTGCTACTTTTTCCGTTGGAATTACAAGTGCAATTGGAGGAAAATTAAGAATTTCTTTAGGTTCCACCGCAACTAGAGATATTTCTGAAGGAAGATATATGTATAATGTGTTAGTAAGTTCTGGTTCTACCGTGTATTCACTGGTAAATGGCAATATTATGGTTATATCAGGCATTTCTTCCGCACCATAAATACTGTTAAGGTAATCTGTGAATAAATGGCACAACCATCAAGTAGGCAGAATTTAATAGATTATTGCAAAAGACAGTTAGGAGCACCAGTACTAGAAATCAACGTTGCAGATGAGCAAGTTGACGACTTGGTGGATGATGCCCTTCAGTTTTTTCATGAGAGACATTTTGACGGAACTGTTTCGACTTTTTTAAAGTATAAGATAACTCAAGGAGATATTGATAGAGGTAGAGCACCTGGAGGAAATGAAACCTCTGCAGGTATCACCACAGAAACTGCTACTTCTAATATTGTTGGTTCTGACGTTACGTTTACATATAACGAAACTAGTAATTATATTCAGGTTCCACCTTCTGTTATTGGGATCACAAAATTATTCCATTTTGATGGATCAAATTCTGTGACTAATAATATGTTTAGTGTTAAATATCAGTTGTTCTTAAATGATGTTTACTCATGGGGATCAACTGAAATCTTAACTTATGCAATGACGAAGAGATATCTTGAAGATCTTAATTTCATGTTGAGCACAGAAAAGCAAATAAGATTTAATCAGAGGCAAGATAGATTGTATCTAGACATTGACTGGGGACAAGTTAATGTTAATGATTATTTTATTATTGAGTGCTATCGTCTTCTTGATCCAAATGATTATGGAAGAGTATGGAATGATTCATTCCTAAAGAGATATCTCACCTCACTTATAAAACGCCAATGGGGTCAAAATTTAATTAAGTTCCAAGGAGTGAAATTGCCTGGCGGAATTGAATTGAATGGAAGACAGATATATGATGATGCAGAGAAAGAGATAGAAAACATCAGAGAGGTAATGTCTAATACATATGAACTTCCACCATTAGACATGATTGGTTAATAATATGCTAAATCCGTTCTTCCAACAAGGTTCAAAATCTGAACAGAATCTATTACAAGATTTAATCAATGAACAATTGAGGATGTATGGTGTCGAGGTTCATTATCTTCCCAGAAAATATGCTACTGAAAGTAGTGTTTTGAGAGAGGTTATTCAATCAGTATTTGATGATGCATATCCCATAGAAGCATATGTTGATAATTATGAGGGATATGATGATAATACAACCATCTTATCAAAATTTGGAATTCAAACTACACAAGAAATAAATCTGATTATTTCAAAGGAGAGATGGGAAACATATGTTTCTCCTTTGATAAAGAATGAGTCAAATATAAAATTGTCCACTCGCCCAAAAGAGGGAGATTTAATTTACTTCCCATTGGGAGATAAGTTATTTGAGATTAAATTTGTAGAGTATCAAAAACCATTCTATCAGTTACAAAAAAATTATGTCTATGAATTGAGATGTGAACTCTTCAGAATTGGTGATGAAGTTCTTGATACGGGTGTTGATGAAATAGATGATGTTCTTATAGCTAAAGAATCTGATGGATTAAGTGAAGATGGAATATCTACAGTTGTTGCAGGTTCTCAAACATTTACTCTTGTAGGAACATCATCAACTGCTACTGCAATTACGAATGTAGTTAATGGAGGTATTCGTAGTATTTCTATTAGCAATCAGGGAGCATATTATCCACTTGCACCAACTGTTGCTATTTCTTCCGCACCATCTTCTGGAATAACTGGTATAGCAACTGTTATTCTGGATAGAACAGCACTGAATGCAGTTCATTTAACAAATGCAGGTGCTGGATATACTGTAGCTCCTGAAGTTTCGTTTATTACTACTAACGGTATTGGCGGAACGGCACAATCTCTGATTGGCGATGGTGCAATTGGTATTATTACTGTTACATCTGGAGGTGCTGGATACACTACAACTCCTTCTATTACATTTACTGGAGTCTCTACTGTATCTGCTGCTGGAACTGCAATACTTAATAGTAGTGGTGAAATCATTGCTATCAACATCACTAACGCTGGTTTTGGTTACACTCAAGCACCAACAATCACAATTACTGATCCTCCATCTACTGGTACTGGCGACTTCTTGTTTAATGAAGTTATCACAGGATCCACAAGTGGTGCCACTGCAAGAGTTAGGTCTTGGAACTCTTCTACGAATTCACTTCAAATTGCTAACGTTACAGGAACATTTGCAATTGGTGAAGCACTGGTAGGGGCAGATTCTGGTGCATCTCATACTTTGAGATTGGTAAATCTGGACCCAGTTTCTGATGGATTTACGGACAATACAAATATAGAACTAGAGGCAGACGGTATACTAGACTTCACTGAAACTAATCCATTTGGATTACCATAGATTATTTTATTGTTAAATACTAATATAGAAAGTCAATACCATGTTTGAATATTTTTACCACGAAGTATTAAGGAGAACCATTATATCTTTTGGTACTCTTTTTAATGGAATCACGATTAAAAAAACCGATGATAATGGTGATACTTTTAGTGTGGTAAAAGTTCCTTTATCATATGGTCCTACTCAAAAGTTTTTAGCAAGAATAGAGCAAGACCCTAAACTCAACAAATCTACGTCAATGTCTTTGCCTAGAATGGCTTTTGAGTTTATTGGTTTGACTTATGATCCTTCAAGAAAAGTTACTACAACTCAAACTATTCAAATAAAGGATCCAACCACTGGAAAAAATACAAAAAAAGTATACACTCCAGTTCCTTATAATATGCAATTTGAGTTGAGCATCATGACCAAATTAAATGATGATGCATTACAAATTACTGAACAGATTCTTCCATATTTTCAACCTGCATATAGTGTAACTGTTGAATTAGTAGATACCATAAAAGAAAAACGTGATGTTCCAATTGTATTGGAAAATATCACGATGCAAGATGATTATGAGGGTGACTATACCACTAGAAGGGTTCTTATGTATACCTTGAGGTTTACAGCAAAAACCTATCTGTTTGGTCCTGTATCCAAGGCAGAACCCATCAAGACAGTTACTTTGGATTACTACGCAAATACCAAAGGAGACAAATCAAAGAGAGATCTTCAATATACTGTCGCTCCAAGAGCAATCAAGGATTACGACGATTCTGTTACTACTAATTTGGATGAAGATGTGGATCTCACCGAAACTGTATTTACAGTTATAGATGGAAGTGCTGTATCTGCAGATGCTTATTATGAAATCAATGGTGAAGAAATC